GTATTGCCCAGCTTTCGGACATTGTGATTGGCTTAGAGAGAGACCAGCAAGCAGACGGCAACGAGCGTAACATCACAACCATAAGAATCTTAAAGAATAGGTTTACAGGAGAGACAGGGATTAGTTGCCGTTTGGATTACAATAAAGAAACGGGAAGGCTCACAGAACTTGCGATTGCTGATGAGGAGATTGAAGTGCCAGAGGAGCTTGAATGAAAAACATAGTATTTGATTTAGAGTCCGACCATTTGGTTGAAAAGGCTACAAGGATTCATTGTCTTGTTCTAACCGATATGGATACAGGAGAGACAAAGCGGTTTAATCAACAGCCCAATGGAAGCCCTGTTGAGCAGGGATTGGCGTTGTTACAGAACGCTGAACTGCTGGTTGGGCATAACATTATGGGTTTTGATATACCTGTATTGCAAAAGCTCTATCCAGCCTTCAAACCGAAAGGAAATCTGTTTGATACTTTGATTGCCACTAGACTTGTGTTTCCAGACTTAAAGGACTTGGATTTTGGTAAGATCAATGGCGGGTTTCCAAAAGAGCTTATTGGTTCTCACAGCTTAAAAGCTTGGGGTATTCGTATTGGTCTCCATAAGGGTGACTTTAAGGATTCAGCGAGCTTTGAAGTGTGGTCTCCTGCTATGGAGGATTACTGCGTCCAAGATGTTGCTGTTACTTTAAAGCTTTACAGGATGCTATTGAGCAAGAAGCCAAGCCCTAAAAGTATTAAGCTAGAACACGGCTTTGCGGATATTATGATTAAACAAGAGGCTTATGGTTTTAAGTTTGATGAGCAAGGTGCTGAAAGACTTTGCCTTGTCTTACAAAAACGCAGGGCTGAACTTGAGGCGGGTTTGCAATCTGTATTCTTACCAGATGTTGAAGAAATGAAATCAAATCTTTGGTTGACTTCTGACGGCAAAGAGTGGACAACAAAGAAAGAAGCTGTAATGGCTGGCTATAAAGCCAAGGAAGTTACAAAGGGTGGCAAGAAGAAAAAAATCATTCCGTTCAACCCAGCAAGCAGAGACCAAATCGCAAGCAGGTTTATCAAAAAAGGATGGAAGCCCGAAGAGTTTACTCCAGATGGAAAACCCAAAGTTGACGAACAAGTGCTTACGGCTCTTGAAGGGTTGGGCTATGCAGAGGCAAAACCCCTCCTAGAATACTTATTAGTATCCAAACGGCTTGCCCAAATTGCAGAGGGTAATGAAGCGTGGATGAAGCTGGTTAAAAAGGGAAGGATGCACGGCAGGGTTATTACAAATGGTGCTGTTACTGGTCGTTGCACCCATCGTAACCCTAATATGGCTCAAGTGCCTAGAGTTGGTTCAGCTTTTGGTAAAGAGTGCAGAAGCCTCTTTGTGGCCGATAAGAGCAACGGGTTTAGCCTAATAGGTGCTGATGCTTCTGGTTTAGAGCTTCGTTGCCTTGCTCACTATATGCACCCCTACGATGGTGGGCAATATGCCAAGATTCTATTAGAGGGAGATATTCATACAGCCAATCAAGAAGCTTCTGGCTTGCCCGATAGGAACTCTGCAAAGACCTTTATCTATGCGTTTCTATATGGGGCTGGTTCAGCGAAAATAGGAAACATTATTGGTAAAGGTGAACGGGCTGGTAAGGAGATTATAGATAAGTTTCAACGCAAGCTCCCAGCCATTAAGAGGCTTAAAGATGCCGTAGAACTTGCTGTTAATACAAAGGGCTACTTAACAGGCTTGGATGGTCGCCAGCTACCTGTTCGCTCATCCCATTCAGCATTGAATATGCTTTTGCAATCAGCAGGAGCTTTAATTATGAAACAAGCAACAATCAACTTTGTCTCAACAATGCAACATAGCGGTTACAGCTTTGGCAAAGACTACGCTTTGGTAGCTCACATTCACGATGAAATGCAGATTGAAGGTAAAACAGCTATTTCTGATGTTATTGGAAAGACCGCTGTTTTAGGTATCCGAAAAGCTGGTTCTGATTTTGGGTTTAGATGTCCTCTTGACGGGGAGTATCGTATCGGCTTTAATTGGGCAGAGACCCATTGAGTGAGACAACCTAGTGAAATTGAACTTTCGTATCTTGCTGGTTACTTTGATGGAGAAGGCTGTATTCATATTTCAAAAACTGGTGCAAGAGTTGTTTGTATTAAATCGTGCTACCCGAAAGTTGTTAAAACCTTCCACAAGTTTTATGGAGGAAAGTTTACAAAAGATAAAAATAACAAGAAAAATATATATTGGAGAAATTTCTTCTATTTTAGGATATTCGGAGAAAATTCCGTCAATGTTATCAGAAGTCTATACCCATTTCTGCGTGAGAAAAAGGAGCAAGCTAGATTGTTTATTAAACACGCCTCCTCAAAGGATGCTCATACTAAGACCCAGTATGCTGTGCAAATTAAAAGTTTGAAAAAGGTAAAATACTAAACACTATGAAAAAAACACAACTGCTACTAGACGGAGATTGGTTAGCCTTTTGGCATACCATAACTAATGAATACCCCTGCGATTGGGGCGACCACTTGTGGACTTTGCACGGCCATACAGATACGGCTATGCAGACCACAAAGGCTTTTATTGAAGATTTAAAAATTCAGTTAAAGGCACAAGAAGTTAGAATAGCCCTTTCGGATGATACAAATTGGAGAAAACGCTTGTTACCTACTTACAAAGAGAACCGAAAGAAACAAAGAAAGCCTTTACTTTATCCTGTAATTCGGAACTGGCTTGCAGAGGAATATAAGGCTGTAAAGATGCCGACTTTGGAAGCAGACGATATATTGGGAATTTGGGCTACTGAAAAATCTAAGTTTACCAGCATCATTGTTGGAGAAGATAAAGATTTTAAGCAGATTCCTTGCAAGCACTACAACCCCCATAAAGCTGAAGAAGGGGTGCAGGAAGTAACCCAAGATGATGCTGATTGGTGGCATTTGTTTCAAGCTCTTACAGGCGATCAAACTGATGGATATACGGGCTTGCAAGGTTGTGGCCCTAAAACAGCAGAGAAGATACTTGGTGCTAAAGGCTCTAAAGACCTATGGAAAAAGGTTCTTGATGCTTATGTAGATGAGGGTTTTGGAGAAGAAGAAGCCCTTATTCAAGCTCGTGTAGCCAGAATCCTTCGTAACGGGGAGTATGAGAACAATGAGGTTAAACTATGGCATCCTTAAAAGTATATATTAGCGGGGCGATGACGGGGCTTCCAGAGTTGAACTACCCAGCGTTTCACGCTCGTGCAACCGAACTACGGAAACAAGGCTACATTGTTCTTAATCCAGCAGAGAACTTTGATGGGCAAAAAGACCTGCCTAGACACTTATATCTCAAAGAGGATATAAAAAACCTGTTGTCGGCTGATTGCATTACCTTTTTAAAGGGGTTTGAAAAGAGTGCTGGAGCGTTGCTAGAGGCTCTTGTTGCACGGGAATGTAATATAAATGTTTTAGAGAGCGATTTATGATATATATTTTAATGTTGTTTCTGGCAAGCTGTTCCCCAGCCCCAGAAAAACAAGAAGAATTTACAAAATATTCTAATGTACCCCCTTACAGCATTGTTATCGAAATTGAAAAAGAGGAGAAAAAATGGAATCAAAAGAAGTAATTGTTAAAGATTCGGGCAAAAGGCAGAAATTTAAATCTGGCTCAGTCAGAGATACTAACGAAAATAAGGGCAGGTTTGACCTGCTTCCTCCCTACGCTTTGTTTATGTGGGCTAGGCAACTAGAGGAAGGTGCAAAAAAATATGATTCTAGGAATTGGGAAAAAGGTCAGCCGTTAAGTCGATATGCTGATTCTGCGTTGCGTCATTTAACGAAACATCTTGCAGGAACAAAGGATGAAAGACACGATGTTGCTTGCTTATGGAACATTGGAGCGATGATAGAAACAAAACACAGGATTGACAAAGGCTTGTTACCTAAAGAGTTAGATGACTTGCCAAAGGAGAATTATGGCTGGTAATAAAATTATAACAAAAAATGAAAAAGATGTTGACGAGTTTCCAAAAGTCTCTAAAGCATTAGTAGATGTATTGCACCAACTTGTTCCCGAACGATGTCCAGATTCTAGTGAATCTGATCGGGACATTTGGATTTATAGCGGTCAGCGTCAACTTGTAAGATTTTTACAAGCTAAATTTGACGAACAACAGGAAAGAGGGAGATAAATTTATGTGTATGGGAGGCGGAGGAGGAGGAAGCAGACCAGCCCCTATACCACCACCCCCACCACCACCTCCACCCCCTCCTGCTCCAGTTAGGCTTGCTGGTTCAGTAGGAGCAGAACCCGCCTTGAGAAAGAAACAAAAAACCCCCTTTTCTCAAAGAGGGCGAAAAGCTTTAGTTATTTCAGACGATGAAACTAATGTTAATTATCCAGAGTAATTAAAAAGGAGTATTTTAACAATGATTGACAGAGAAGCTTTAGGAAAATATGGTGCTGAAACTATTACTAATAGTAATTCTGCCACCGCAAAAAATTATTGTGCTATTACAATGCTTGAAGATACTATTTTTGCAACTCTTACAACTAGTAATTGGGTAGCTGGTTCAAGCGGGTCAACTACTGCTGGTCTAGTCTTTCCAAAAGGCTTAACAATTTTTGGAGCTTTTACAGCCGTTACTCTTACATCTGGAAAAGTTATTTGCTACAAAGGGGCTACAATATAATATTTTTTTAGTCTTGTCTTATATTATATTTTTTCCTATAATAGGAATCAATGAGTCTCGGAAGCTTAAATCAATTACACACGGGTACTACTGCAGTTGTCCCGCAGACATACTCGATGAACTCATATGCTCAAGCATATATTACAGCAGTAGAAACGGCTGACGGGCAAAGTCTTGAAACTTGGTACAAAAACGCAGTAAACAGGTTAGTTATTGATTTAATAAGAACTAATGCAGTAACTCAAGCTTCATTAGATAGTTTAGCCCCAAATCTTTATATTCATTTATTTTGTGGTGCGAGATCGCTTACTGGAATGTTAATTCCTCTTTTTCCAGCTTCTTTTGCTTCTATGAATAATGTAGGATTTGTTTTGGCTGATTACAACAGGAAAACAGGTTTAAAAGCTGGTGGAACAAAAAGGTTAACTATTGGAAACGATTATCCAAATAATATTACGGCTGGTGGGGGCTACTGGCCTAATGATGTTTCTGATACTATGTGTGCTTATTGTAATCTAACTGAAACACATAGCGAACCGACTGAAACCTGTTCATATATAACAACTCACACAGGCACAGCCATTCAAGGAAGTGATATTTGGCTTGGGCAGTATTATAGTCCAACTAGGCTGGATTCTCGTAATTTATCAAGAGTTAGGGGTGGTTCTATTACTTCTAATAGTGCACCAGCTAATGTAGTATCCACAGGCTTAACTGGATTTAGAAGAGTAGGGGAGTTACTTTCTGGTACTACTTATGGTAATCGTAGGCAATCAAAAAATGGTTCAGTTAATAATCAAGCTATTTCATTGGGGTCTCCAGCTTCTAATTCAAATGGGTCTGGGTCTTTTAGCTTTTTTAATTCTGATACTCTTCTAACTGGGCATTCAAATGGAAATTTTAGAATGAATGCTGTTGCTTTTGGTGCTACTAGTGCTTCACTTAGTCTTGAATCAAGTCTATTGACATTTTTAAACACATTAGACCAAAATAATTTTTAATGAAAACAGGAAAATCTTTATATTCTGAATTAGAATCAGCTAGGCATACCTATCTTCAACGGGCTAGGGATTGCTCTGAATTAACAATTCCAACGCTTGTTCCTCCCGCTGGTCACAGCTTTGCAACGGAATATAGCACCCCATTTCAAGGGATTGGTGCTAGAGGTGTAAATAATTTAGCAAGCAAGCTTCTTTTGGCTTTGCTTCCTCCAAACCAGCCTTTCTTTAAGTTTTCTATTGATGAGTTTCGATTTAAAAAGCTTCAAGGCGATCAAGCTTTAAAAGCAGAGATGGAGAAAGCTCTGGGCGGGATTGAGCGAGCCGTAATGACTGAAATTGAAACTTCAGCGGTTCGTGTCTCAACTTATGAGGCTTTGCGACATCTTTTGGTAGCTGGTAACTGCTTGCTGTATCTTCCCAATAAGGGTGGGATGCGTGTGTTTCGTCTTGAGAATTATGTAGTCAAGCGTGACTCTTTTGGAAATGTCTTGGACATTATAACTCGTGAACGGCTTTCTGTTACTGCTCTGCCAGAGGAAGCCAAAAAGCTAGTTCCTAAAAGCGATTCTAATGAGCCTAATATTGATTTATTTACTTGTATCCACCGCAAAGATAACAAGTGGGTTGTTTATCAAACTATAAAAGATTCGATTATTGATGGTTCAGAGGGAGAATATGATTTAGATAAGCTTCCTTGGCTACCTTTACGCTTTATTCGTGTGGATGGTGAGGACTATGGCCGTGGGTTTGTAGAGGAGTATTTGGGCGATTTGCGGTCTCTTGAAGCCCTTACCCAAGCCATTGTTGAAGCTTCTGCATCAGCCTCAAAAGTTGTGTTTTTGGTTCGTCCTAATGGCGTGACTAATAAAAAGATGCTTGGTGAAGCTCGTAATGGAGCAATTATTACAGGTGATAGACAAGATGTAAGTTGCTTGCAGGTTGAGAAACAAGCAGACCTTCGTATTGCTCAAAGCGTGATGGAAGCCATTACAATGCGTCTTGGATACGCCTTCCTTTTAAATGCTTCCGTTGTCCGAAACGCAGAGCGTGTAACAGCCGAGGAGATTCGTTATCTTTCCAATGAGATTGAAACGGCCTTGGGAGGAGCTTATAGCGTCCTTTCCCAAGAGTTTCAGTTACCCCTTGTTTCACGGATTATGGATAGGATGCAACGACAAGACAGGTTGCCTAAGATTGATAACAAGATTATACGGCCTGTTGTAACCACAGGAGTAGATGCACTAGGCCGTGCAAGCGACTTAACCAAGCTTGACTTGTTTGTGCAAGGAATTGCTTCTGTTCTTGGGCCACAGGGATTATCTCAATTTATTAATATTGATAATTATCTAACTCGCAGAGCAACGAGCCTTGGACTTGATACTGAAGGCTTAATTAGAGACCAGAAAGAAGTTGCTGAAGAAATGGCTCAAGCCAAGCAACAGCAGATGATGGCTAGTATGGCAGAAAAGCTTGGGCCTCAAGCGATTGCGACTGCTGGTAAATTATCTACTGATAGCCCACAATTTCAAGCTGGACTCGCTCAAGCTTTAAGGCAGAATCAACCTAGTCAGTAAACAACACAACCGAAGGAGAAAAACACACAATGGCTACACTAAGCGTAACTTCTGCATCGAACCCTACTGGAGCAGATGCTCCCAATCAACCTATTGCAGACCCCGCTGGTGGGGGAATAATTAAAACAGAACAGCCTCAAGAGGCATCACAAGAAGTTCGTCCTACTTGGCTTCCAGAAAAGTTTAAGTCTCCAGAGGATATGGCAAAAGCTTACGGAGAGCTTGAGAAGAAAATTGGAAGTCCTAAAGAAGCTTTGGAAGAAGCAACTCCTCAAGAAGCCCCTGCGGAGCTACCTTCAACCTTTACAAAATACAGCAACGAATACTTTGAAAGAGGCGATATTTCTGAAGAAAGTATTAAAGAGCTAGAAAGCAAAGGGATTCCTCGTGAGTATGTGAAGCAGTATATCAAAGGTTTTGAAGCCTCTCAGCAGTCCGAAGTTGCTTCAATTTTGGGTGAAATTGGAGGAGAATCGGAGTTTAAAGCGATGAGTAGTTGGGCTTCTGAAAATTTAGATGAAGGCGAGTTATCTGCCTATAACCAAGCTGTTTCAAGCGGTAGCAAGGAACAGGCTTCTTTTGCGGTAAAAGGTATGTTTGCTCGCTACAAGTCTGGTGGAAGCCGTGAACCCCGCCTCTTATCTGGGGA